ATGACCGGCCGCGAGGTTCTGCGAAACGTTTCTGATTTGTCGACCGCGCAAACGCAGGCGTTGGCTGCGAAGCAAGGTTTGACCGCATCGCAGCGCGGCATGGTTGGCCAGGTGTTTAACATTCTTGGAAAAGCAGGGATCAACGACCGAACCAGTTATTTTAATGCTCTCGATGATTTGGTTGCGAGCAATCCTGACAATAAAGATTTGAATAAATTGTCAGATGCTTACAAAAAAATTTGGAAGACCATGCCAGCAGACACCAATTGGTCGCAGCTGGCTATTACGGGCGCACAGACATTGCTGCCGGTCAGTGAACAAGAAAGCAAGTTTGGACCGCAGCCTGGAACACTTGGCACCGGCGCGCAAACGTTGTCAACCGTCACACAACCGAGCGTTGGCGGCCTACCACCTACGCAAACCGTTGGTGGGGCATTGGCGCGTGCAGAACTGCCACCAGGTTCAATGATGGAAGCAGCTGGAACCGATCTGGCGGGCAATCCGATCGCAAACGTAAGGGATTCAACCGGACGAATTGTTGGCCAGGTAACAATACCGGCGGGCGTACCAACAGCACAAATGCCTGGCGGGCAAGGTGTACCAATGCAGGGCGGCATGGCAGCGCCGCAGTTTACCGGGACAATGACCTATCCTCCGCGCATGGGTGGCACTCAAACGTTGGCGGCACGTTCTGACATGAGTGGCGCGCAAACCACGCCGGTGGTCCCTCCGCAAATAACGATGATGCCGTTGCCGAAAGTGGTTCCTGGTACAAGCCAAGCGGAACCAAGGCCGGATTTGTACCAGCGACCGCCTGCGCCAACCGCCCAGATGGCGCCGCAGCAAAATGTTCAATTGCCCAACGCACCGATGCGACTCGGCGGGGAATCTCAAGCAACGTTTGACGCAGCGCAACAACTTCGAATTGCAACTCGGCAGAATGCTGCAACCGTGCCGATGCAGCAGTTTAATAACAACCAAATTATTAAACTGGCAGACGACACGTTAACTGGCCGAGGTGCTAATTTTCTTGGTGCATTGACTGGTGGATACGCTGCTTTGCCGTTTACAAGCGACAACGCCACTAACCTAAATCAGTTGGGTCACTATATGTCGCTTCAAACTGCGCAGCTGGCGGGTTCTTCGGGTCTTGGCGGCACAGACGCAGCCCGAAGTATTGCTGGACAAATGGCCGGAACACCCGAGTGGACACCCCAGGCAATTAAAGCGACTGCTCGAGTAAACCGCGCCCTGGCAACGTCAACTGAATTGTTCAACCAAGGCATGGAAAACTCATTCCAACGCACCAGAAACCCATTTGCGCCGACGGAATTCCAGCAGCGTTGGATTCAAACGTTAGGGCCGCAAGGAATTGACGCTATGCGTTTATACGACGGATTGCGAAACAACGACCAGGAAGCAATCAGGGAAGTGATTACCCAAGTTGGCGGGCCTAATTCGCCAGGGTATCAAACGCTCAAGCGCAAACTTGAAGACGTGAAACGTTTGGTCGAAGGACGATAATCATGGAATTAGAAGCCCTAGATCAAGCCGTCGACGAGGCGTTTGGTCGCAAACCGGCGCAACCTGGTCGAGCGCCTGCAGCTGCGCCGGCAGCGCGGCAGCAAATGCCGGCACCAATGCGAGCCAACAATCCAGGCGCGCTCATGCCTGGCGGCAAGATGGCCCAATACCAAACAATGGAAGAAGGATTGCAGGCGCTCGATCGCAACCTGGCGGGCTACGGCAAGCGCGGCATCGACACGATCGAAGGCGTCATCAACACTTGGTCGCCAGGCAACGCACCAGGCAACAGCCCTGAAGCGACCCGCAACTACATCGCCCTTGTTGCGAAAGTAACCGGCCTAAGTCCAACGGACAAAATTGATTTATCGAATCCGCTCGTGCGCCACCAGATCAGCGCGGGTATTACTCAGTTTGAAAGCGGGCCGCAAGCTGTTTATGGCCGGCAACCCGCAGCGCCAACCACGAGACCGGCAGCCGCGCCAGCCGCGCCTGAGCCAGCCATGGGCGGCATGGATTTGTCCAACTTGGACGCTGCGGTGCATACCGCCATGACAGCGCCACCGCCACCGACCACTGGCGGCAAGGTGGCCAGCAAGGTCAGCGAATTTTTGCGCGGCACCGGCCGATCGGCGGCCAGCCTAATCGATACTGGACTCAATGCGGTGACCGGCGGTTTGGACGTTGCAGCCTATCCGTTGGCCAGGGCGTACTATGGCCAGCAGATGCCGGCAGAAGCGGCAGCAGCCAAGGCCAAGGCCGAGACAACCAGCCCTAAAGACATTCTTGGCACTGCTTTGGGCATTACAAAAACGCCAGAGTACCAGGGCGAGGCAAGCCGGCGAGCGATGGAATACGTCGGCACGCATATCAACGAGGGCATCGATGCGATCCAGCACGGCCTGATCAGCATGGGCATCACGCTGCCAAAGGCAGACGTCGAGAACATGATCAACCAGGCAACATTTCTGGTGCCTGGCGCAGTCAAAGGGGTTGCAAAATCTAAAGTTGGCCAGGCGATCGGCCGCGAAGCAGGATACGCTGGCGAAGCAGTCAAGTACATCACGCCGGAGCCTATCCAGCGAGCAGTAGGTGGCGTTGTCGAGGCAGTTGCGCCTGGCACGGTAAAGCCTACGCGGCCGCCCGCACCGACGTTTGCACCGCCTGCTGCCGAGGCGCAGCAGCTGGCGCCCTATGCACAAACCACTCGAGGCAGCGTTGGCGCGGCGGCAACTTCGAATCCGACAATGATTCGCGCAGCCTTAGAAAATGCAACGCCTGAATTCCAGCAGTTGTACGGATCGATGCCGCTGGACAAAGTAAACACGCCGACGGTCCTGCGCCACCTCGAGGGGGATTCGTTGCCGGTTCCCGTCCGACTGCTGCAAGGACAAGCGACTGGCGATTTAGTGCAACTTTCGAGAGAACAAAATCTACGAGGTAGCAACCCAGAAATTGCTTACCGGATACAAGAACAGAATCAGGCGCTGGTTGACAATTTGCCTGCAATTCGTGAACGTGTTGCGCCAGATGTTTATTCGCCAAAAACTATCGATTCCAGTCAAAGACTTATTGATTCTTACAAAGCGCTCGATGAACAAAAATTACAAGCGATTGAAGATGCAAGCACAAGATTAAAAGACGCAGCGGGCGGTGAACTTCCGCTTGACTCAAAAATTTTACTTGAAAATGTAAATAACAAACTTAAAAAAGAACTCTTATTATCAGAAGCTGAAAAAAACATCAGTCAATACAGAGAACTTCAAAGATTGGCCGAAACGGGCCAGATGACGTTCGATGAATATTTATCGTTGTATCGAAATGTTAGCAAAACAGCAGGAACCGCTGCCGACGGAAATATTCGTCATGCTGCAGGTGTAATGCTTCGAGAACTAGATAATATTCCGTTGACCGAGGAAACTGCTCATTTGAAGCCATTGGCAGATCAACGTCGAGCGTTGGCGCGGCAGCGATTTGCAGATCTAAAAAACGATCCGGCATATCGAGCCGCAATAAATGATACCGTTCCAGCTGACAAATTTCTGGAAAAATTTGTCATTAACGGGCATAACAAAAACGTGAGCACAATGGTTAACACGTTTGGGCCAGGTTCAGAAGCGCATCAGCATATGGCTGCAGGCGCCATTAACTATTTAAGCGATCGAGCCGGCATCGTCGAAGGCAGAGGAAATTTTAGTCAAGCAAACTACAACAAAGCCTTAAAAAACCTCGATGACGTTAATAATCTGCAACTGATTTTTACCCCAGAAGGGCAGACCTACCTGCGCACTTTGGGCAACGTTGCAAATTACACTCAATTTCAACCTCGAGGTTCGTTTGTCAATAACAGCAATAGTTTAATTAGTTACTTGGCAGAAAAAGGCGCCGGCGGCCTTGAAGCCGCAGCCAATGTAGCCGGACTTAAAACAATTGGATACCCTGCGGGCAGCGAAGCCAGGCGTTTGATTGGTCAAGCCCGTGAACGTAAATTTGCACGAGAAGCCCTAGAACCTGGCGCCGGATCTAAAATCAGCGAGATTGCAAAAGTAGGTCGCAAAAAGAAACCAGCGGCAGCGCCAGCTGCGGAAGCGCCGCGCACCGAACCAACGTTAGGAACAGAATGAAATGGCGAACCCTGAGATTGACTTGGTAAAGTACGGCGTACTTTGGCAGCGCGTCGAGGAATACGAGCGTCGATT